TGCGTTATAAGCTCCTTGTACTACCCCACCTAATCCAACTTTGCTTGCTGTGGTTACCGCTGTATTTACAGTTTGAGTTGTAAGGGCGTTCGCTGCGTTTTGAAAACCAGTGGCAATACTGCTTGCTCCAAAATAACTGGTTACCATGCTTGTTAAAACAGAAAGAGGAGAGTTCCCTTCAACAGCCCCTTGTATTCCTGCGCCTGCGGCTGCACCCACTCCTGCTCCTACTGGCCCACCAGCAAAAGAACCCATTATTGCTCCGACCACAGCTCCAGTAAATGATTTAAAAAAACTTGGTTTTTTAGTTTGTTGCTGCCGAGCAGTTTCTCTTTGTGCATAATCGTAAGCTTCAAGTGCATAAGTTGGATTAAAGTCCTCGGTTATTTCACCTGTTTCTAAATAGGTAGCCAGTGCTGCTTGTGAACCATAATCAGAACCAATTGAATTTGCCGATTCAGGTCTATCGCCAGTATTCCATGTTTTCATGGCTTCCCAAATAGACTTATTGCCGCCCATTTTGTTGCCGCCTTCAAAACCAGACGACTCGTACTGCCCCCATTCACTCCATAAATTGTTCAACGTGCCAAAAACATTACTTTCTCTTACTCCTGCATTTGCAGCACCTGCGCCTGAAATTGAGTAAGGAAGAGTTTTAGCATCGAATTGATTAGGTTTAATAAATTGAATCCCTGCTGAAGCCCATGAAGAAGGCTTAAACAAAGGAATGTCTGCAAAACCTGCTGCTCTTAACGAGTTCTTTGCAGCTTTTAATTCATCAGAATCTGCTACATAATCTTTGTGATACATGAGATTAGTAGATAAATCGTCATAATCTGTGTTGTAATCAAAATCTTCACCAAGATATCCTGCGCGTTTAATTGCAGAATTGTAATTAGACAAAGCCCCGTAGTCTGTTTCGTCTAATTGGGATTTAATTGCCGACCCTGTATCGTAACCTTCTTGCATATCTGGGGTCAGGATCCCTCCAGAAAAAACAGAGCCAAGATTACTTTTTCCTCCTAATCCCCCTAAATAACCAAAATCTCTTGCAGTTAACATTTAAACTTGCCCACCAGAAAGCTCTGCTGCAAGCAATCGAAGGATTTCATCAAAACTTTTATCTAGTTTTTTAGCGGCTTTTGCAAATTTCCTAGGGCTTAGTTCGTCACTAGATATTTTCCTTCTTTCAAGAAAACTTTTTGCTGCTCGTATTTCTGCCGCTGCAACCTTTTTAACTGCTGTTTTTGCCATCTCACCATGCTTTGCACGACCAATATCGTGCTTTTGTTTTCGGGCCTGCGTTTTCGCAATTATGCCTTGCTCTGAAGCTTTTTCTTCTTCCAGCTTGAGCCTTCTTAATTTTCATATTTGGATCACCAAATGTAACCCGCTTTACGCTATCTCCATCCATGACGTAGACTACGGATTTCTTCTTCCCATAACTGGTCTCACCCTTAGAGATCCTTCTTGGGTTATTAAGCTTAACCTTTTTCCCCTTGTACTCGGCCATTACTTCTTATGCACCGCCTGAACAGAGAAAGATGCTTTTTTAACTGCGTTCTTGTGCGGCTTGTAATCCCCTTTCATCAGCTTATAACTCTTGCCTGACTTCATCCAATGGAATCCTTTTGGAGCATCGACTGATTTATTTGTCATGTTTTTTTCACCTGCTTCTTTTTTTTCTTCTTGAACCCTGCTTGCATGTTTTTGTATGCGCTAGGAGAGATAGTGGATTTGGCTTTGGAGCGGCTTTTGCCCAATTTCTTTCTTTTGTTTATGTTCTCATACAAACTCATTGATTCTTCCTTTTATTTTTTGATGCTTGTATTGCTCTGCCTTGTCGTTCTGCATCTGACTTACTTTTGTAAACCTTTCCTGACTTACCCCAACGGTAGCCACCTTTTACTTTGACAACTGGCAAGTTACCTGCCCATCATTCTAGGAGAACTGTGGCTTAGAATCTCATCCATGACAGAACCGATGTCGCCACCTTTTACTTTGATGACTTTGATTTTAGAATCCATCCCCTCATCACCTTCTTCCATTTCTTCGTACTCTTCACCTTCTTCTTCATCCATCATCCCGTATTCGGCTTGATGACAAAGTAACATGAAGTTTACAACTTGCTCTTCTGTCATGACAAGCCCATCTGCATCAGCAGAAAAACCCATCTTCTCTTCAAATAAAGCCATAAGGTCTTCTATATTTTCTACGTTTACTTCAGCCATTGTAAGTTCCTAAGTTTAAGTTGGTTAATGCACCCACTTCTCCAGTCATTCTTCTTTTGATATCAGCTATCTTTTGTAGAAGATAATTTGCCGCAGGTTGATCTGGGTGCTGTCTTTGTGGAGGCATAGGTTGCGGTTGCCTTGGCATAGGTTGCTGCGGCATAGGTTGACCTGTACCAGAAAAGGCTTGAGGATTAATAGGAAGTAAATTCACTCTTCTTTTAAATCCGCCGTATTTAAAATACGGTCATAAATATCAAGCGCCATTTCTCTTTGCTCTTCCACTCCGCCTTCTAATTCATCTACAGAAGGGGTAAGCTTTGCAACGTCAATTGCAAATTCTTCTGGGACACCAAAAGACATTACATTTTCTATCGCATCAAAGTACGGCCCTTCTCCGCGAAGGCTATCATTCATCGGGTCTTGATCCGTTAACGACTGTAAGTCGTTATTTATCAAAGCACGAAATTCTGATTCTCTAAGCACAGAACCGGGATCTAGTTTTTTTAACATTGCAAATAAGTTTGTAATATCATCAGCAGGTTCTTTGTCATTAACAGTTTTCATCGCTTTACGAAACTCTGATTCTCTAACTACAGAATTAGGATCTAGTTCTTTCATTAGATTAAATTGCCGTATCATTTCAGCATTAGCAGGCGCAAGTTCAGGATTTAATGAAGTTCTCGGTACGCCTTCAAATTCTCTTCTAAAAGAACTTCTATCCCCCCGCATTTGATCAACATCATCGGGTAATGCGCCTATGTTTAAAGGCATATCTGTTCGGGTTCTTCTGGGGTCATACATCTTTCATAATCTCCATCTGTAATTCGGTTTGATTCTTTTGTTGTTCCATTTGGAGCTTGGCTTGGTTCTGCTGTTGATCCATTTGAAGTTTAACTTGGTTCTTCTCTCTCTCCATTTGCAACTCAGCCTGCAACTTGGTGACCTTGGCCTGCAATTCTGCGTTGGCTTTGGCAGCATCAATCTGCATGTCTTGTTGCGCTTCAGCCTGTTTTAACTGAATACTTGATTGGGCTTTTGCTTGATCGGCAGCAATTTGAGCCTGAGTCCTTGCTTTTAACGCTTCAGCCTCTAACTGTGCAAGCTGTTGAGCATATTGTAAAGGGTTTTCTTGTCCTTGCTGCCCCTGCTGTGGATTGATAGCTGCAATTGGTTTCATCTGAGGTGCTTGTTGCACAACCATCGCTGCTCGTTGGCTAATCAGCATGTCAAGTTCAGGGTCAATGTCATCAAATCTAAACTTCGGATCTCTTAAGTTTGGCAACGCTGGCAACTCCATGTTGATCCCTGCTTGCATCCTAGTTCGGTACAACAATGCAATATGCTCGGCAATATGAGCCAAGAAAATTGGCATCACCGCCTTGTTCATCTCTGGATTGCCGCCTAATGATGGATCTTGTAAGAACTGTACATGAACTGCAATGTGAGATTCATGGTCTTGCTCTGGAAAAGCTTTGATTGGCTTACTGTACAGAACCGCCATGTTCTCGTCGATTGGGTCTAGCCGAGCCGCTTCTTCTGGAGCTTTTAATATCTCATCAATGTTTGGAATTCGCACCGCTTCATACATTCGTTTATAAGCTTCGTACATATCGTGCAATTCTGGAGCAGAACGAGCCATCTCCAAGACAGCTTGAGCTTGTGCAATCCTTTGAGAAGCACTGAATATGTTTGGGTCAGAGACAGGAATGACATCAACACGATCATCAAAATCTTTTGCGTAAATAATCTCTGAGCCAGAGTTGGTTGAGAATTCAAACTGTTCAGGAAGATTCTCTGCGTTAAGCTTTGCTAAAAGCTTGAACTCATGCCCTTGTGAGTTGTGCAACCTTTTGTGTATCGCACTAAATGCTTTGCTGCCTTGTTCAATTAAGGCAACGGTTGTTCCAACTGGAGCATTTGGAGATGCGTCTCCTACATTTAAATCAGCGGTGGATGCAAATCTTTGCCCTGCATCAACAATCATCCCAAGTAAACTGAACAAAGCAGCACTTGGTTCTTTGAATGGCAAAGGCATAATTGCCTTGTTTACATCGTCAACGGTGGCATCTAGGTCGATGAACTCGCCGGGACTTATGTCCATATCCCCGCCAGACACTCGGCCTTTCAGCTTGAACCCGCCTTGCATGTTTGCAAAAGCTGCCGAATCCAATAACGCTCTTAATGCACCAGTTGCCGCTTTGCCCAGACCACCAATCATGTGGTAAAGGCCAAAGCCGTAAAATCCTACGCTTGGTAAGAAACGATAAGACACAAACCAATCTCTTCGTTTTTTCCTCTCGTCTTCTTCATCCCAGTTGCGTCGAACACTAACTACTCTTTGGCTTCCCATCTCAATGGTAACAACGTAAGGAAAAGCGACAACATCGTCGTCATCTTCTCCCATTCCATCCACGCCATCAAAAGTCTCATAAACGTGCATTTCTAATAAGGTCAATACGTCATCGTTATTGTTGTATTCGTCAACACCCTCAATCTCTTGAGTTACCGTGCCTGATGGATCTGTTGTCTCAGAGTAACTAGAAACAGGAAGATAATAACCTGCCTCAACATATCGGTTGTAATCATTTCTTGGTGTTCGGATAACATGGGTGTATCTCAATGATGTCTGCAAGTCTTTGCTTTCAGGAGCTACACAGAAATCTTCTGCTTTGACAAACATAGAGACTTGTCTATCTAAGTTTGCATCCCAATAAACCTTTTTAAATGCGTGGCCTACCAACGGAAGTTGGAATAGCATCTGATCTAAATCAGTAAAATACTCAGGCATCTCCTGAGTAAGCTGGAAGTTCATATACTCTCGAACCCTTCGAGCCTGCTCTTCTACTTCTTCTGAACCGTCTCCAACAATTGTTGTTTTTACTGGGCCGCCGCTTGGATAAAGTTCTGTGATTGCGCGAGCGTTAAACTGTGTTGCAGCTTCTGCAATTAAAGGGTGAACTACTGTAGATAATCCTCTTGTCGCTCTTGCATCTTCTGATTCTTCAAGGCCACCATCAGGGTCAAGGGTTTTTAATCCTTGCTCATAACGACGCTTCCACTCATCTCTTGCTGACTCATCCGTTTCATATTGATTGACAAGTCTATTGGCTTTACGCATCAACTCATTTTCGTCAATAGTCTCAGCTAAGTTGTCGTCAAAAACTGATTCGTCTTGCGGTGCTTGGTCAAGTTCTGGATCTCCAATCAGAACCTCATCTTCTCCAAATGGTTCCACTTGAAGTCCGTCAACAGGTCTCCCGTCAGCGAAAGGAACGATATTTTCATTAACTTCAGCCATACAATGCTACCTTTTGTTTCGGTTCTCTGTCTTCATCTTCATAGTCTTCACTGTGCGATATGAACCAACCCTTGCGTAATCTTAACCAAGCTTGGGTGCATGTGTCCACAATATCATCGTTTTCGCCTGTAGGGAAAGCAGCACAGATAGAAATCAAGTCTGCTGCCCAACGCTTCTCAGAAGGATACCAAATGCGGCCATCCTCCAACAAAGCACTCGAAGCATGAGCGCGAGCTTCTTTGTCCCTATCAGGAGAATACTCTAAAACGGGAATGCCTGCCATACGCAGGTCTTGCAATAGCGATTGACCGCTTGCTTTCTTTTCTATCAGCACTGCATCAGGCTCGTATTCTTCATAAGACTCTTGAGCCAAACGTCTAAGATCTGGGTAACTAACTCTGTCGTACCACATTTCTAATACAATAGCGTTAACCTGACCTTCTTTGCGGAACACTCCCCAAGTGGTTCTGGCAGAATAGCTGCTCTTTTCTTTGGTTGAAAATGCTGTGTCATAGCTTTGAAGAATGTATTCAATCTCAGGAAGATCAGGAGATTCCCAAGGTCGCCACCATTTACTTCTCAGTATTGTGCCGCCTTTTGGAGCAGGTCTTTGTTGCAATTGCCCTGCCGCTGCATAACTTCCAAGGCTGGTTTCAAGTTGCGTCAATGTCTTCTCGTCAATCCGATTAGGCCACAACAACTCACCCTCTGTCGTTCTTGGATCTACAAACCCAAGGGAAGATTGGCTTGGTGTTGGGTGACTGGGTTCATATCTTGCTGGAAGACAAAGATGATCCCATCCCATATCATTGGCTAATATGTGACCTGTTAAGTCTTTCTCATGTACTCGCTGCATAATAATGATGAAAGCTCCAGTCTTGGGGTCATTAAGTCTGGTTTGCATGGCTTGATCCCACCACTCCAAAACGCCTTCTCTTACCACTGAGGACTCAGCTTCTCGTACATTATGTGGGTCATCAATCACAATGATGTCGCCACCTTCACCAGTCAAAGCACCATCAACTGAGGTTGCGATTCGATAACCTGTCTTGTCATTCTCAAACCGTTGCTTCTGGTTTTGGTCACTTGTTAAAGAGAAACTTCCTCCAAAATGATTCTTATACCATTGAGAGTCAATGAGCCTTCTGCACTTAACTGAATCCCTGATAGAAAGAGAACCTGCATAGCTGGCAAACAAAAACCGCTTATCAGGTTGTATTGTCCAAGTCCAAGCAGGCAATGCCACAGCCACAGAGATAGACTTCATGTGACGAGGTGGTACGTTAATAATTAACCGTTTGATGTCGCCTTCAACAACTGCCTGCAAATGTTCTGACAAAGCATCAATATGCCAGTTGTCATGGAATTCTCGCCCTGCTTCAATCGTTGACCATGAGTTCTTGGTGAACTCCTTCAATGATCGCCGCATTTTCTCGGCTTTGATTTGGGGCAATGACAGCTTGTTCAAATACTGACTCAAGTTGTGTGAGTTGCTCATCTGTTATCCTTGAAAGATCTATGATGTGTCTTTGCTCTACCGTAGTCGTAGTTTCTTGCTTATCCACCCAACCTGCTCGGTTCTTGAGGTAGAAGATCATGGCCGTATTATCTTTATCGACGATAGCTTTTTGATACAAAGCATTTGTCACTGAAGCAATACCCTGACCCCTACCTCTTTTAATAGCCTCCGCAAACTCTGGGAAATCAACCTGCTTTTCATACAAAGTTGACTCACCAATCCCAAGAACCATAGCTATCTGTTCTGCCGTCAAGCCTTGTGCTGCATACTCCTCAGCCTTGCGACACACCTTGTCGGTTATCTCAAACGGAGGTCTTCCTTGTCGTTTCTTGTCTGGCATGATTAGATTTTGCCACGCATTTCAAACTTCTTCAACAAGCATTACTATTTGCCCTATCTTGTATCAAGAAATGATGCTTATACTTTTTGTCAGAATGAGCGTTGTAAAACTCCATAAACGACATCGCTCTCATCTCTGAGCTGCTTGTCTCGTCAATTAGGATTGACCATATTTCATAAAGGTCGTCTTCTGTGTAACTCATCTTACTCTCCTTTCTCAATTGAATAACCAATCACACCGTTGTGTGGCATAGCTACCGCAGAGTTTGCTTTGCTTATCGCATCCTCAAGATTATCAAAAGTTATCTTTTGGTTGTTTGCATAACAAACGTAACGATGATACCAAGGGTCTTCATCTCTTTCACCGTTGTCACAAATCTCTTTGATTACATATTTCATACTATTTTCCTTTCTTAAAGAAGGGGACTTGCGCCCCATTGATTTTACCAATCTATCAAAATTGAATGGCATGAGTCGGAGATTATTACGTCGTCAACATTTTTTATGTCAGAGGGGGAATAGCCATACTCACTCGACTCAGGCTCAAACTCTGACTCTAGGAAGTCACCAACGTAACCATACCAAGCGGTTGAGTCTCCGTCTTCTGTTGATTTGCAGAATCCAGCATCAACCACATCTTTTTTCGTTACGTTAATTGTGCCTGTCACCTCACGTATTGTTTCTATTGTTGCTGTTACTTCAAATTCCATTTGCTTTTCCTTTTCCTTTCTTAAAGAGGGGGCTTGCGCCCCCGATTGATTTAGAAGTTGTAGTCGTAGAACTTGTAAGGTTGTTGTCCTAAGTTAAAGCGGGTGCCACAACGAGATTTCCATTGTCCGTATTTACTTTTGCGAATTCTAAAAGTAACGGCATTCTCGTTGCTTACAATCTCCCACTTCTGGTCGCGTTGATTAGAGGTATGACCGCAGAAACCGCCTGCATGAAAGTCACGCTTCCAAGCCAATGGCTTTGCATCCATCGCTTTAATCTCAATAGTCTTGTCTGAGATCACTTTGACAATCTCGTAAGGCTCTGAATCAGACCAACCTTTGCTGCTTGCAAAACCGTAATCTATTTTCTCAATTTCATAGTTACGTCTGTCTTCTTCTTTTACCTTGCTCATGCAATCTTTAGCGAAAGCAATTGCGTCCTCTTCAGTCGCAAACTCAGAGTCCTGTGTAATCGCTTGTGTAGCTAACCAAGCATAACCTTTGTGGCTGTGCGTTCCATGTAAATAGTCAGCGTCTTCCTGACCAACAACTTCGTTCTCTAATCTGACTGCGTATCTTGTTACCTTGTTCATCTTTTTTTCCTTTCTTAAAGTTTACTCTTCCAACACCAATAATTATACGCATTCCCCAGAGAAACACAACTCTTTTCTTTACCTTTACTATCAATGACTTACAACCTTTCTCAAGGAAGGAAAGCCCCTTGTTACCAGACTTCGGTAACCGTTACCGCTAGAACCAGCAAACGGTAACATTCGTAACCTGTTCTTTTTTATAATTTTTTGTGCTACTGATCCCAGTGATCCCCGTCTTTGCTCAAATTTGGAAATTAAATTTTTCTTTCTTAAATATTATCCTCTATACTAACACTCATGATTAATGAAACACTCGACTTCACCATGGAATCAGCAAAAGAAGCAGCAGAGCAAATGCTTGAAACCATTTTTTATGACAACCCAGACATCTCTCGCGGTGCAGTTTATGCTGGGGTACTGGCTGTTATCTTGAAAAATTTAAGAGAAGATGCTCCGACAGTTGAAGCAATGATTGGAGTAGTAAGCCTTGCTTTAGCTGCCTCAACTTTCGATGACGAGGAAACAGATAAATTCTTTTGTTGACGAATATTGTTTGAGAGAGCATACTAACTGACACGTTTAAGAAAGGAAAAGATGATGTCAAAAGTATTTGTGGTCTCACGACCGACACAAAATAAATTTGGTTGGACTCCAGATCTGTCTGATGCTGCCAAGTATGGTGAGCTAGAGATAATCTTTGAAGCGTCCGAGCAACCTCAATTTTCACCCGCACCTTCAATTCATAAAGCTAAAAAGATATTAAAAGATTTTAGCGAGGAGGATTATTTGCTGTGGGCAGGTGGTGGAGATCCCACCGCAGTCATGATTGCGTGTATGGCAGCTTCCCAAAGTTCAGATGTCGTGAAGATTTTGCGATGGGAAAGAAACATAGATACTTATCGTGACCGCCGTAAAGGTTGGTACATGCCCTGCACTTTGAATATGGGTGCGACATGAATACCAGCAACATAGATTATGTTGGTGATGCAAATGCAGACGTAACTGATCTAAATGAAATCAATGAGATGGCGAACAAGCTCCAAGACTTGGAAGCCGAAGTTGAACAGATTGAGAAGAACCTCAAGAACAAGAAAGCTGAACTCCGCAATCTGTCTGAGCTTGACTTGCCTGAAGCCTTGGCTTCAATTGGGCAATCAAGTTGGGACTTATCCGACGGCAAGCAACTTGTTGTTAAAGATTTTGTTCGTGCAAATATTCCTGCCGATGGGACGATAGAACGTGCCAAAGGTGACAGACAAGGAATTTTACGCCAACAAAAAGATGACGCTTTGAATTGGTTGCGGGAAGCGAAAGCTGACTCACTGATAAAAAACGCTGTCGAAATCCAGTTCGGGAAAGGACAAGACGCTGTAGTCAATGAGCTTTTTAAAGAGCTTCAAGTGTCAGGTCTTCAGCCAAAACGAACTGTCAATGTACATCCCAAAACGCTTGAAGCCTTCGTTAAAGAACGCCTAGCGGATGGGAAGTTTGTACCAATCGACCTTCTAAATGTACATGAAGGCAAAAAAACTGTAATCAAATAAAAGGTAATCAATATGAATGATGTAGCAAAAAAAGAAACAGGAAATAATATCGTGACGTTTGACGCAAGTATGTTTTTGGAGGATGCCGACACTGCAACCGAAAACATGACCTCTGACAGTTTTCAAATACCACGACTCTACTTACTGCAAAACGCAAGTGATGCAATTAAAAAAAGCAGTGACAAATACGTCACAGATGCTGAGGCTGGTAACATCTTGGAGTCAGCCACACAAACTGTTCACGACGGGAAAAAAGGGATTACTTTTGTTCCTGCCTATTACGAACGTACTTGGATAGAGTGGTCAGCGGATGGCAAAAGCTTTATTAAAGACCACGGCAGCGATTTGGCCGCCATTGGTGACGGACAATATGTGGGGAACACATACAAGTTCCTGACAACAGAAGGCACTGAAGTCCGTGAGACTGCAAATTATTACGGTTTGTTAGTGGATGGCGAGAGTGTTGACCCAGTGGTTCTGCCGATGAGCAAGACAAACCTCACCAGCAGCAAGCAATTTAATATGATGATGGCTCGTCTTCGCATTCCGCATCCGAAAAAACAAGGGGAGACTTTTAACCCTGCGAGCTTTTGGAATGCTTATTTGTTGACGACAGGAGAGAAGCAGTTTGCCAGCGGCCCAGCCTTTGTTTACAAGGCGATGCCGTTGTTCAACGCAGAAAGTGGGGGTGTGGTTAACAACCTGCCGAACGGTGAACAAATTTATCTTCAGGCAAAGAAGTTGCGAGATGATATAAAAAAAGGGGATGCAAAAGCTAACGATGCTGATATGATTTGATGTTCTCGGTCAGTGCTGGCAAGCACCTAACTCCCTTTCTGGTCTTGCCAGCGTTGACATTTTCTATAAGAAAGGAAATATTGTGCAAGATTTTATTGAATTATTCAGAGGCTACGAGTTAGCGCATGGTCAATTCCGTGTCCA